ACCACAAAACAATTAAAGTTTGTTTTGAAACCTGGTCAAAAGAAAAGATTGTATTACAAATTTAGTGGATGTATTGATTTCAAGAAGTTTATGATCGATGCGGATTCGATGTACGCTTCTTGTAGAGGTTTTAAAGAACTCAATTTCATCTGTTATCCTACAGAGGCTCTCAATTTCAATGTTGACGCTGCAGATCCAACAGGGGCAACAGGGGTATCATATCCCAATAGACTTGCTCCTAGGGTTAGCCCTGGTCGTTGTTTCGCTGTTGAAGTAAACGAAGTTTACAAGGTTCAACAACCAGATGAAACAGAAGACTCTAAAGAAGGTAATTTCCGATGTTTGCATAATTATGTTATGCCATTAGAAACTGGAGGAAATGCAAATAACATTCAAAAGTTCGCTTCAAATCCAAACTTAATAGAAATTTTAGCACCAGCAGTTTAGTTTAATAAAATTTATTCAAATATAATGGGCTCTTCAATATGGACAATTTCCAGTCTTCTTTCCAAAGCTTCATAGGTAGCCAGATCCAATTCGGGATACCACATTCTTGGAGGTAAATTAGAAGTTATCCAATAGTTTGTAGCCATTAGCGGATGGGATGATCCCTTAAGCTCCACTCGACACGGATAGCGATCCAACCATCGTAATAGGTGTGAGACGTCGATTGAACCACGAAATTCATCGAGGACAACATTCGACTGACCCTGATACCCACACCAGAATTTAGTTCGGGGATCTTTACTATAAGCATCGAGTCCTGCCTCAAGCCAGGCTGTTCGAGACTTACCAGTTCCAGTACAACCCCAAAGTACTTTACAACATCGCTCTCTAGCAACCGGTTGTAAATTATCAGAGCGGATTCGACACAAAGAGGAGTAGTATCGTACGTATATGTCGGCTGGAATGTCATCAAACGTGCCCTGGCACGCGTTAATTCGGACCTGATCCCAATCGGCAGAGCTATTGCGTCGTACAGGTCTCTCTCCCAATTCAAAGGGTTCACCATCTCTGGTGTCCTCCTTCCAAACGTATGCATCAGCGGCGGCGGAGCGGGAAAGTTCCCAATGTCCGATTCCGTCAAAGAGCCGCTTGAGTGAGCGTAAGGATTGTTTTCGCTGACAGGCCACAAGGACCTGCCAGTGTCTATATCCAGACTCTCCAAGTTCAGGTTGTCCTCGGATGTAACAGATGCCCTCCGGTAGACTGGGTTCCCAGTCATCTCGAGGTATTGTTCCGATCCAATAGACTCCCTGTCGTCGTCGAGACTCACTGTCGTTGCTTCTGACGGAGGTGGAGTGGGAGGACATCTATCAAAATTCCAAGTGTTCATAAACAGTTAGAAAATATCAAAATGTGGTTGTGAGAATGATGAAAAAATCTCATTCTTTTATAGAAATTATAAGCCACACGCCACAAGCCACTTCAAAGCCACGTCATTTAATCATAATGTAAAAATAAATATATCATATCCCTACATCCTAACATAAATACATTCTACGAATTCCTTTTACATTATAATTCCCCCCTCTGGGGGGTTAGGGGGGATGCGCCCCGCAGGGGTCGAGCCGAAGGCTGTAGGGCGAACGCCCGCCCGCTTTGTAAAAACGCGCGAAAGAAAATGAGAATGTCTGAGCGCATTAGTATTACTTACAAAGCGGGTTCTCAATTCTCAGAATTGAGAACAGACCCCCTTTAGGGGGTCAAAAAAGTTTCCCAATGGAAACAATAGCCGGAGCATCCGGCGCAACACTTGGATATATAACCGGTGGTCCAACAGGAGCATTTATAGGTTATAAAGGAGCAAAAAAACTTTACCAAAAAAAAATGGCCGTAACGAAGAGGAAGTCGCAGTGGGCAGTTGTACCGTATAACAAGAAACGAAGAGCTGGTAAACGTACTAAGAAAAGGAAACGAGGATTAACTAGAAAAACCTCAAAGAAGATTAAATCGATTGTCAAAAGACAACTCGAATGTGACTTCAACAAGAGTGTGTTTGAAAGAAATTATCACTTTCAAGTTACACCTCAAGTTAATCCCGGTAAACAATTCTATTTCAATGCTGGGGACCCAAACGTAGTAGGTCCAGCATTTGGTGTAAGTGGACTCAATTTCAACTTCAGAGTTTTGAGTCCTCGTAAATTGTTAGACGCTGTTTCTGTGTTGTACAATGGTAAAGATTCAACGGTTGGAGCCTCCCAACCGATTGGTAGCTTCGATGTTGAAAAGACTTCAGCTAATTTTCATTATGCATCAGCTACCTATACAATAACCAATATTACAGATGTTGAATATGAGTTTCATATGTTTGAGTTTGAAAACAGAAGAAGCTTTAGCGGCGTTGCATTAGATGTGTTTGATGAAGCCATGACTAAAACGGCATGGGTTGGTACCGAACCAACATCTGATGACTTTGGAACTTATCCAACTCAATTTGATTTCTTCAAGGAAAGATATAAGACCACAAAACAATTAAAGTTTGTTTTGAAACCTGGTCAAAAGAAAAGATTGTATTACAAATTTAGTGGATGTATTGATTTCAAGAAGTTTATGATCGAT